CAAAATCACAAATCAACCGAGACGTTTTCAAACAGCTCCGAGGAAAAACCGCAAGAGCCAGAAGCAAACGTATTTCGGATATCCTCAAACAAGTTCACACCCCCTGGCATCAACGATAAACTGAGAAATCTTTATGAAACACTTACTGATTTTTATATCATTGCTCATCGTATTCGCAACCCCAACGAGAGCTCATCCTGACGGCGCTATTCCTTATTGGTATCCATCATCATACATCTATGGATTTATAGACGGATGTGCTCAAGAGATAGAAATTGCTCAAGCTTCTTTCACTAAAGATTTTTGGCCAGAAAATATTAGATCAATATGCGGTTGTGTAGTAGATGCTCTTAGACACGTCTTAACATATCAAGAAGTAAATCAAACTGAAAGATCTGCCACGCAGGTTATAGTAGATGCAACCCTTCCTGTTTGTATACAAGAAGAAAAGCGTCTAACACAACCTTAAAATAAGAGTTATCGTTATTTTAACAAAAGTGTAACACTAATAAAACACTTTTATCCATATATAATACATGACTAAAGAACTAATAAAAAAGGTAAGCAAAATGGAATTAGGAAATCCCGTGATCACCGCCCTTGTTGGGTTGGTGATTTTTTATATTGGTTTAAAAATGTTTTCAGGTGGAATGAAATCAATGGGTAATCTTGAACATCTTAACTTTTTCTTAGGTAATCCTATCTACATGTTCTTTGGCGGTATCGTGATGACTCTCTTATGGCAGTCATCTTCATTATCTACTACAGCTATCATAGCATTAGTAGCATCTGGAGCACTTCCTCTTCCAGCAGCAATAGGAGCAGTCTTAGGAGCAAACATTGGTACGACCGGCACCATTTGGCTAGCCGGTCTTTTAGTGTCTGATGGAATGCCAAAAGGCGACACATTAAGAATAGCACTGGCTCATAGTGGAGCTAATCTCTTTATGGCTGTCATGCTCCTCCCATGGGTCCACCATATAGCAAAATTCTTACACAAGTTCTAAGTTCCTCTCGAAATTAATTGCATAAACAATTGATTTCATTAGCAAAAAAAATGCATTTTTTCCTTTACTTTTCTGTTTAGTGTGGTATAATATACTCATGATGAATGCAACAGGAAAGGACAAAATGCAAATCACTCAAGAAATGATCGATAGCGCAACCAAACATTTCCTCAACAACGGTGGGGAAATCACAGTGCTCCCCGAAGGTGCTTCCCCTGAAGTCCTTCATGACCAGACCATGAAAAAACTCATGGCTGATACCGGATCATCGACTAAGATTGATAAAGAAGCTGTCAATTTCTCTCGCAAATCAGAAAATAAGGAGGCCGAATGAGTTCAGCACAAGAAGGTACAGTGGAAGAAGGTTTGCTTTGGTTGCAAATGTATGGTGTTAAGAATTTCAAGGACTACACCGGCGAATGGGTTGAAGTCCGGTGTCCACAGCAGTTAAACCTCTTTGGCGATGAAATCGTCATTGAAGACGTAATCCCTCATCTGGTTGAACAAGGAGCGTAATGGCTAGATACGCAACAATCTCAAAGTTAGAACCTGGTGAAAAGGTTCTTGGTTCTAGAACATCCGGTGAGTTCCACGTTCAAGAGTGGATTGAGAGAGATTTTGTTTGGAAACCAGAGCTGAAATCTGGTGCTTTTTTTCAAAGCTATGAATTAGCAATGGAATACGCTGATGGACTCGCATGCGAGATAAGAGATGATCTCAATGATTAATGTAAGACCTCGTCCCTATCATATACCTGCTAAGGAAGCAAAAGCTCTTGCTGATTGGTTTCTTAGGAAGTATATTGAGCCTTATGTAAAGGACGAACAACCTACATTTATTGACATATCTTTTAATAAGAAGATTGATACTCTTGGATTGTGCTCAGATGAGCAAGATAATGAGTATCTTGTTGAAGTCAATCCAATCAATGGATATAACCACATGATGAAAACACTATGTCATGAGCTTATCCATGTTAAGCAGTACCGCTTAGGTGAAATGAAAGCTGTAACTGGTGGTACAAAGTGGAAGAAAAAAAAGTATGATTTAAGTACACCGTATCATGATTGCCCTTGGGAAGTAGAAGCATTTAAGCTTGAAGGCAAGATATGGGGAATTTGGCAAAGAACGATAGAAGGAAGATGTTTCTTAAGATAAGACCCCGTAGCTCAGCTGGATTAGAGCAAGAGCCTTCTAAGCTCTGGGTCGCAGGTTCGAGTCCTGCCGGGGTCGCCAATGACTTGTGAAAGAGGATTAAAGGATTATATGATATGCACTAATTGCCACACCGTGTTCACTGAAAAAGCAATAGAAGTTGGACATCTGTTCAATTGCCGGTCTGATCTGGCAGTAGTCTGTTCCTCAAAATGTGAAGAACAAGTCATTTCTGATTCAAAAGATGGCAGCTGGATGCAGAAAAAAAATGCAAAAAAGTGAAAAAAAAGGTTTACAAAGGTTTTTTTCTATGGTATAATGGTACATATAAATAGGAAAGGAGCCACAATATGGCATTTGATTATGAATCTCGTTTACAACTCATTAAAAAAGTTCACAAAGCTCGTCTTGAACGTGATCGTAAAGATCGAGAAATGCTAGCTGAAATGGAAGCTGGCGAGGTCATCAAGAATGATGACACTAACATTAACCACTGGACTGATGCGTCCTCATACGCCAATGAGTATTATGGCGAAACTATGAGAGCCACAACTCAGTTCGATAACGATTGGAACTAATATGTCAGATCTATACAGTAAAGACACTATCATTCACAATCTTAAAGAAGGGATCTGTACAGTTCTCTTTGAAAAGGTTAACGGTGAAATGCGCGAAATGAACTGTACATTAATTGAGAAACTAATTAAAGAAAACATTACTACAAAAGACGCATTTGGTAATGTAGGAACTCATAATGAAGGAATTCTTGACAATGTTAAGAAAGACAAGAGAGCAGTCAATCCAAATCTTGTAATTGCCTTTGATCTTGATAAAAAAGGTTGGAGGTCTTTCAGAGTTAATTCAGTTAAATCTATGAACGTCTCAGTAGAATAATGGCATCAGCAAATCTTCTTAAGAAAAAGCCTCGTAAGAAGGCTAAGAGGCTTGATCGCAGAACCGGTCTGGCAGCAGTCCCTTTTGAAAAAGGTTACAAATCTGTTCAGTACTATTTTCATCAAGAGTTGGAAAGAAAAGATCTTTCTTCTTGTATCAAGACTTATGTTAAGAAGAACTTCAGTAAAGAAGATGCTAAATATATACTCGCAAATCCAGAGTATAAATTCTATATGTTCACGTATCAATCTGCTACAGCATATTGGGTAAACTCTGGATTTGATTTAGATGCAATCACAAGTGAAGGATCATTAAATACAAACTGGCATGCTGCGTTAGACAAATATCTCAATGAACTCATACCTACTGGCAAGGCTATTCACCTTCTTAAGAAAAAACAAGAGTCAGATGAAAGCAAAGTGCCGACCATAAGTATTCAAGAAAGATTAAAAAACAAGATCAATAACACAATCATGGATGATCTCTTCTTGCTTGAAGATGAATGGATTGAAGGAGAAAAGACATCACTTGATGTTTATAACAGATTTAAATTTCATGGACTAACAGGAGCAGCAGTTGCGCCAGTTAGAGCGGTGATTGAGGGTTGGCTTCTTGATTATGAAGATGCCATATATAAACGTTGTGATCAAGCAGTTGAAGGTTATTCACACCTCTCAAAGCCAGAACTCAATCGCCGCATCAAAGAATGCCATACCATGTTATCAGATCTTGATAAGGTAAAAGCATCTACAAAAGCAACAAGAACTGCGAAGGTCAAGAGGCCAAAAGCGGCTGATAAACAAATTTCCAGATTGAAATTCTGTAAAGAATCATCTGAAGCAAAACTCACTTCCGTCAATCCGATCTTATTAGTTGGTGCAAGACGAATATATACATATAACGTCAAGTACAAACGATTGATTGAATATGTGACTGAATCAACTAACGGATTTGAGATCAGTGGATCCACACTTAAAGGTATGGATCATGATCAGTCACGGCAAACTACATTAAGAAAGCCAGAAATTATGATACCGATCGTCCAGAATAAATCTGTCAAGCAGATAAGCAAGGCTTGGTCGGAACTTACTACTAAATCATCTGTTCCAGCACCGCGAATCAATAAAGATACAATTCTTTTGAAAGCGGTGCGGGATGACTAAAGATGACATAAAGGAAAAGTTTTTGACTAAAGCCAAAATGACAAAGATTATCGAGCAAACAGTGCTTGAAAAAAGAATGCCTTACCTTGATGCTATACTTTTTGTATGCAATGAACAAGGCATAGAACCCGATGAAGTGAATAAGTTCATTTCACCGGTCATAAAGGGAAAGCTAGAAGCAGAAGCAAACCAATTGAATTTACTCAATGTTGATTCTGCACCTAATACTTTACCCTTATAATACTACAGCAATACTACAGCAAATAAGGAGTACATATGTCTTTTGCAAATCTTAAGAAAAATCGTGATCAAATCAATAAACTGCTACAAGCAGCGGAAGCAGCAGGCGGTTCCGGAGAAAAAAAGTCCTACGCGGATGATAGATTCTGGAAACCTAATGTAGACAAAGCCGGAAACGGTTATGCTGTTATCCGATTCCTCCCAGCAGCAGAAGGGGCTGACCTCCCCTGGGCCCGCTATTGGGATCATGGATTCAAGGGTCCAACCGGTTTGTGGTATATTGAAAGATCACTAACCTCAATTGGTCAACCAGATCCTGTTGGCGAACTGAATAGCAAACTCTGGAATTCAGGTATTGATGCTGATAAAGAGATTGCACGTGATCGCAAGCGCAGACTGCATTATGTTAGTAACATATATGTAGTTTCAGATCCTTCAAATCCGGATAATGACGGTAAGGTCTTCTTATATCAATATGGTAAGAAGATCTTTGATAAGATCATGGATCTTATGCAACCTCAATTTGCGGATGAATCA